AGCCAGAGCCAGAGCCAGAGCCATAGCCAGAGCCAGAGCCATAGCCATCGCCATAGCCATCGCCATAGCCATAGCCAGAGCCATCGCCATCGCCAGAGCCATAGCCATCGCCAGAGCCATAGCCAGAGCCAGAGCCATAGCCAGAGCCAGAGCCAGAGCCATCGCCAGAGCCAGAGCCAGAGCCATCGCCATAGCCAGAGCCAGAGCCAGAGCCAGAGCCAGAGCCATAGCCATAGCCATAGTTGATAATTCTATATTTGTATTTTTTATTAACCATTTTTATGATTCCGCAAAATATTTTTTGCAGTTACAGTTGAAAAAATAACTTCGATTGCTTCTAGAAGGATTATTCTATCTATTTCATCAGACAATGTACTTTCAGCGGAAATCCCATTTAAAGATATTTCTGATAATGTTAACGCACAATCTCTCCATCTAAAAATTCGTCTAGCATTAACCAACTCAACTGTTTGGGTATTTTCATCTAAACGTTTCATATATCCCACATGAACGCCTGCTGAATAAGTTCTAATAATCACATAAGGGAACTCTGGTTCGTTCTCATCTTTGACATTTGATTTCTTTAGTCTATCTAACTCTGCTTGAATGCTGTCTAATGTTGGTGTTTTTGTCATAATTTTATCTCCTTTTAAATAGTTCGATTTCTCTTTTTCTACGTGTGATTAGCCCGTCTATCGGAACTAGCACCTTTTTTTCGATCCCTGTTATAGGATCAGCTATTGTTTTGGTAACATTAATCCACTTGGCCCACGGAACTGTAGCTTCTTCAAAATGTCCAAGTTTCAGATTAGTATAAACAGTTGATTTAGAAAACTTATCTTCTCCGATATTAAAAAGAAAGATAACCAAAGCGTCAAACTGATTCTGCGTCGAATCAACCGGGATATAATAATTAATGAAATTTTCAAACGGCTTGGCATCTTCCATCATCATCATGATAGCGGTGCCTTTTGTTATAGTATCAAATACCTCACCTGGCTTAATTTTGTGACCAAACCCGATGGTAGGATGACCTGCTAAGTCCTTGTAAGGTTTCTCACGAAACCCTTCAATGTCCATTAACAATGCTTGCCCTGCGTTTGAAAATTTCATATTTTGTTTCATAACTATCTCATTGACTCGCAAAAATGATGTATATCGTTTGGGCTGCAATACTCAAATAACATGTAATATATTAACCCAATCGCTATTGTTACTACAGTTCCTGTTATATAATTTATTCTCAAAATGGCACCTCATCATTAAGTGTCTTTATGCCGGTTAGTGCTAGTACAGCAGCTGTCTTCTCTGGATCAGGGAATTGTTGATGGGTTACAATCTGGCCTACAGCTTGTTGTTCTTCCTTCTTGGTTCCTTCAAGTTCCATGCGAACTATATTGGCATATCTCTTTTCATCTTTCTTACTAACACTTCCCTTGATTAAAATATTTGCAATTTTGTATAGAAAATGTTCTTCGGTCGGTTGATCACCTTCTTTAAGTCCGCCAATTTCCACACAGAATCTGCTAAAGTTATTGATCGCAATCTTTCGGACTTGCTCGCTCTCATGCTCTACGCTGAATCTTTCTTGGTGAGTCGCACCTTCATAGTCGCCAGGGGTCAATATTTTCCATTTTACTATATGGTAATTCCCATAATTGCTTCTAACATACTCAATGTGGTCAACTTGAGCTCGGTATTCACCATCAGGCAATCCTTGAAATTCTTCAACTTTTTGTACTGTAAAATTTAATGACATTTGTTAATTCCTTTAGTTATTGTAAAAATTCAATATATTTGTTGTTATCTGTTCCCAATCCATTGGCATTTTTGCTGGCAAATTGAAAACGTTCTTTCCGTAATATGTTGGTTCTCCTCTTGTGTGCAAAACTCTCCTTTCTATACTTTTTGCTTTCCTTTTTCCAAAACCTACGCTCTTTTCATCTTCAAGAATAACATCCTTCATTGCCAAGAAGATGAATTGAACCCAGTTACAAAACCCAGTGCGCATCTCTTCGTTTATTCGCATGTCGTAACGGTCATACCCTTCGGTCATAGGGTTATTAGCTAGCTTTACCTTCCAATGAGCTGTAAACAGAATGCTCATTCCCTTAGAGTTGCTTAATGCCTCGAGCTTTGCAACTAAGTCTTTAATATGCTTAGCCCATATTCCCGCGCTTTTCCCGTAGCTTAAATCTTTATCGCTATATTTCTTCCCGATAGATTCCCCCAGGAATGTTTGCAAAGAATCCAAAGAATCAATAACAAGGCTTTTATAATTATGATCTTGGGTTTGCAAAACATTTAGCAGATCGTTAAAATCATCAAGCGACGTCACTCGGCATTTGGGAGCGTCTATATGTCCGCAATTACCCTCCATATCTACAATAATGGGGGTCTTTGCCGTGGACAATAATGTTGTTTTCCCTACGCCATTATCACCATAAACAATTCCCCGCAATGGAGACATTCTTTTGCCTCCTTTTATTGCCACGCCCTTAAACATCAACTGGCTTTTAATCTCATTTTGTGGTTCTGTTATTGCTTCCATCATTATTTATCCTTATATTTTCAGTTTCTTTAATTGCATGTCGTATTTTTACAGGGAATATCCATTTCCCATCACTCATAAGAACATTTAAACTTAAATCTCTCTCCCTATAGGCTTCTTCTTCCAAATAGTCGTCAAGCAATCCCATTGTTCAAAACCATCTCTGGGATAGATACTCAACAGCGTTCCGGTAACCCTTATTCAATATACTCTCTACTGACTCGTTCCTTTTAACCTGTTCTCTGTAATATATTGTAAGCATTTTACCATGTTTAATTGCCATTATATCTTTGTCGAAATATGCCTGTTTGTTTTCATCTTTATTAAAGTCTCTCACAATATCTATAAAGTGAGAATCTTCAATATCCCTAATAGTCATATCGCTTTTTTCATATAATTCAATTGCATAATACATGATAAACTTTACCTTTTGTTCTTTATCCTGTTAGCATCATATTTAATTTCATTTATAATCACATCTATTCTTTTTTTATCCAGATTACTGCAATTTTGCAAAACCTTCTTACTTACTAACTCAGAATATAATCTTTCAACTTTATCGTAAATACTGTCACCAATTTTGTTTTCTAAAGATGCTATTGCTACCATTTTTTTCAACCTCATTTTTAAATGTTGTTTACAATTACAATATATTGCAACTATAAATGATTGTCAACAAAAATATTAAAATATGTTATAATATTTTTAATATTAATTTTGCAAAGGAAACAAAACGATGTTATCATTCATTACAGGATCATGGGCAACGATTTCTACACTTATTGCGGGTGTTTTTTTTATAATTTATACATATCTGATTAGCAGGAACGCTAAATTAGGTACGCAGAATGATTCTTTGAAGAAAGAGATTGAAGATATAAAATATGACACAGATAAAATTATTACGATTCAAAAGAAACAAGTCGAAATTGCGAGCGCTCCTATTCCTTCTCGTGATGAGCTGTATAATAAGTTGCTCGACATATCAGTCCGAACAAAAACCAAACATTGATAATCTGGTTATCAAATCATTACCGACTTTCCCTAAACCTCAAGAATCTATGATTCAAGAGCTAAGAGATGCTTGCCCGGATAATAAGTGCATAGCTCTCCACAATTGGCTCTGGAAGCTGTTGGTCCTTGAAAAGCAAATGGCTCTTTATAAAATTGAACAATAATCTTGCGAAACTATTAATTCCTTACAAATCTATAAGCTACGCTTCATTGAAAGAAGAGCAGCAGATGTGCGTGGAATTTGCCAACCATCTAAGGCAGTTAAGCTTAAATGGTGGCTTCCCTTATGTATGGTTTCATATAGCGAATGAGTTTATACCAACATCTCGTGTAAATTTCAGTTTCGATTTAAAGCAAAAGCATATGGGTAAGATAACAGGATTGCCAGATTATTGTTTTATGAGTGCTAATGATAACTTTTTTATTGAATTTAAGACTGCTAAGGGAAGACAGTCGGAAAATCAAAAGATGTTTGAAGAGTGGTGTAAGGCAAACGGTATTAACTATTATCTTTGTAGAAGCGCTAAAGAGGGAATTTATTTGGTAGAAAGCAGGTTGCAACCTGTTATTGTAAGAGTGATGCAGGAAATAACTTCAACTACAGGTTTCCCCGAACTATCTGCTATTTCCCGCTAATTATTTTATATCAAATTAAAGTGTATATGTCAAGCGCAAAGATGTTGTGCTAATCACAGGACCAATCTTGGTCGCCCAATCTCCAACATTATAATTAATTGATTGGGAAGTGTTGACCGTATGATCAATACCAATGCCCCAATTTTTATTTAATTTATGATTTGCGCCAAACCCATACACTGATCCATAAGTGTTTGTTTTGATAATATTTGAATAAGGAGCAGCGTAAGGGGGATGCCCTTCGTGGCTTAGTCTCCACTGAGACTTAAATGCACCAGCTTTTCCATAAATCATAAGATCATTAACAACAAAGCCAAACTTAAAGACCCCACTTAAAGAATATTTAGTGTGAGCTGTCATCTTCTCTTCAAAATGAAAACCATGAACTTGGCTTAAAATAACATTTGAATTAT